ACGACCACGTTTACTCTTCGTGGTAGACACCTTCACCTCCTTCACATCGGTATCTTCCTCGGCGTCTTCTGGTGCATCAACGATATCCGAGATGGCATCGTCATCATCGTCTGGGTCAATGTTTGGAATTGGTTCTGGTGCGGTGGTCGACATGGGAGGAACTGGGGGCATCATGATATTGCCCATCAAGCTCGAAATGTCAACCCCGGGTCCCTTCATTTCGTATCTTTCCTCACTTGGTTGTTCGCCCGCTGGAGCCTCTGTGTTTCTGGGTGTCGTGTTCTTCACGGCATCAACCATGTTTTGCACAAGCCCTGGATTTTGCTTCAAAATATCATTCATATTAGGCATCACAGATTTGAACATACTGTTCGTCAAGTGGAACATCATCGCAGAACCACCAAGCATCATAATGAGTTTTATTTCTGGGGCAACCGCAACCTTAGATCTATACTTAACGTAAAGTTCCTCAAACACTTCATCGTAATCATCCACCGATTCCATCACATTCTCCGACCATCCATCGAGCTGGATCTCGAATGGATTGTATTTCTTGTTAAGGAACTCTAATCCTGTACAACACGCAATAAGCATTCTACGAGAGAATTTAATAGACTTCTCAACATCTATACTATAGGTAATTCTCCTCACCTCCGTTCGTAAATCGTCAATGCCAGAATATGCGTTAAGTCTTTTGTTTACAGTGAATCCCTTCTTTTCAAGACGACCGAGCTTGTTTACCAGATCCGCCTTTTCTTCGTCTATGGACTTGTATCCAGGCGATGGTCTCTCTTCTTCTTGTATGGCATAGTCACCTTGGATGTATGGCTGCTGTTCTTCCTCTTGGTCATATTCGCCATAGTCAACGGGGTCTTCCTGATACTGTGGTGGTGCAGACTGCTTCGTTGGATTCGCAAAGGCATCTATGTCTTCCTGCATGGCACTTTCCATGGGTGGGGGTCGAGCGACAGGTTTATACACAGTGGGTTTTGGTATAGAGGCACGAGGACGTGGAACTTCTATTTCTATTTCGTCCATCAGAGCTTGTTCATTATCGTCAAGCTTCAGTACATTCCCACGACTTCGGTCAAGTGTAATTTCACCGTCCATTACTCTGTACTTTGAAACTAATCCAATTTCTTTAACGCACTTAATATAAAAAATATTGGCTACATAATAAATGAAGCTTAACTCCACGAACCGAAATACCCTCAAGGCGATCGCCGTGGTTTTCCTCTTGTTGTGTGTTCTCATGATGTTGAGTCCACGCAGAAGCATGTACCAGCCCAGACCAATCAACCTCGAGACGTCCGAAGAGGCTGGACCTACTTCCATCTTTGACCTGGAGCACAAGATTGAGTGTGCCCCAGGATCCCCAGAATCTGCGTACTACACCAAGGCTTTGACACCAGGTGGAATTTGCGGTGACCAAAAATTCGTCAAGGACAGCGCCGATGCGAAGATTATTGGTGGAATTGGCGGATCTTTAATCTAACTTATAAGTAATGAATACGGTGAATACAACTCGTCCAGCTGTGCCTGATTTTGATTACGAGTATCACACCATAACGGTTGATACCATTGGTCAATCTAGCAAAAATACATTTACGGTTCACCTTACGCAGTCACTTGAAAATATAGTTCACGCGAAGCTCATAGCCGCGCGGATCGACGCACCTTCTTCCAATGTGTGTCACGTTTCAGTAGATGAACTTAACACGAATTACTCGCAGCGAACATCGAACGTATTCGGTGGACAGGCGTCTATGTCTAATCTTAACAGGGGATTTGGTACTATAATTCAGTCTGGTTCTAATCCAATCATTTTCAAAGACGATTATGATGTTGAATCACAATACACCACGCCTATAAGAAAACTCGACCGTCTCACGTGTACACTCAGAGATGAAGATGGTGCCACTATAAATAGCGCCATAGACAACTTTATGATTTTCAAATTTGTGTGCAAGAATAAGAATTTACCATTTATTTAATCAGGGCGTAGGATAGATATATTTTTAACCTTTCGTTATTATAAATGTCGACGGGAGTCGTACAACTCATCGCGGTTGGTGCCCAAGATAAACATATCATGGGCGAACCAGAGATATCATTTTTCTCATCGACATTTAAACGACATTCAAATTTTTCACAGTCCGTGGAAAAGCAATTGATGCGTGGTAACGTATCAAATGGCTCCATGACGTCAATTAAATTTGAAAAAACAGGTGACATGCTTGGACATGTGTACATAGCAGTAGATGATGGAACTGAAGCTGTCGATCCATCCGACTGGACACAAATTATAGACAAAGTCGAATTATACATAGGTGGTCACATGGTGGACTCACAAGACTCTATCTTTACTGAAAAGATTGCGATAGATACATTCGCACAAAATGTTTCTAAGAGTTCCAATGGTCCACACCCGGGTATCAACTCTAAATCGTATTTTTACCCTCTTAGGTTTTTCTTCTGCGAAGGTCCACAATCAGCTTTGCCATTAGTTGCATTGCATTATCACGAAGTTGAATTGAGATTTTATTGGAAAAATGTGATGAGTTACAACTACGAAGTATACGCAAATTACTATTACTTGGACAACGAAGAACGCGGTAATATAGTATCCAGGAATCACGAAATGCTTATCACACAAGTTCAAAAAAATATTCCATCCGGAGAACAGGATCAGGAATTGATATTTAACCATCCCGTGAAATACCTGGCGTGTACAGACACAACCTCAAATGGTGCACTTACTTCTGTTTCAAACAAAGTAAAGCTAAACATAAATGGTCTTGATATAGGTAATTATAAATGGGCTAAAACACATTATATAGACGTAATGGCGTATTATCACACAAACTATGTGACTTCCCCGGATTTCTTTTTGTATTGCTTCTGCCTTCTCACAAGCTCTCTACAGCCCACAGGTACACTAAATTTCAGTAGGTTAGACTCAGCAAAGATTATGAGTGAAAGCATGAAGATAACAGACCCAATTTATGCGGTCAATTACAACATATTACGCGTTGAAAACGGCATGGCAGGTTTACTATACGCAAATTAAAATACAATGGTATATTAAATGGTAAAGAACTCCGGTATAAACCAACCCACCGACATGGTTCGGTTAGGGCGATTGTCGGACTCCGAACAACCTAAAAATTCCATTGTGTTTAACGCATCAGACAGCAAAATTCGTGATATAAAACACAGCGGATTATACATAAGTCCAATACGTAACACAAGTGCGTCGAACTTACTTGCGTATGATTCGATCACGAAGGAAGTTGTAGATATAGGTGGAACGCAATTAAAGTTGGATGATTTACAGGTCAAGAACCTTGAAGTTGTAAATGCGACGATTCTCAACAAAGAACACGTGTATACCCCTATTTTATCAATCGGCGAAGGGTGTTCTGAAAACGAGAACGTGGGTTTGGACATTCACGGGATACGAATGATACATGATAAAACTGATGGCACGTTACACGTCAATAAAAACACCACATTTGATGGAACGGTAGAAGCTTCGCAGTTCGTGGGTGATGGCGGTCTATTATCAAATGTACAATACGACTTACACGTTGACATAGGCGATGTGGTAGAGAATCTATATGTTCGCGATAAATTACAAGCGGATGGTGGACTTTTGTCTAATATAACGGTTGGCCAAATAGAAGATTTTGATGGATATTCCCCTACATTTAATGAATTGAAGGTAAGCAAGGATATACACATAGGTCGTTCTATATACGTAGACAAGAGTGTTCACTCTAAAGGTAACATACATTCCGATGGAAAAATGATCGCATCTCAGTTTTACGGGGATGGCACGACGCTTACGGGTGTTTCTAAAAGCGTGGATCTTGAACAATCCAACGCTCGTATATCCGATTTGGAAAAGCACATGCCACGATTTGATCCACTCGAGAAAGTAAAACCCACCCTAGAACGTTCTATCAAGAGGACAAACTTAAAATTGGATGAACACATAAAACGGTTTGACCCACTTGAAGAATCGCGTGTATCCCACAACGAACGAATTTCATCCATGGAACCACGGGTTACCACAATAGAAAAGCGTTTACCGAGCATAGATGTATGCGAAAAAAGACTAGATACACTCGAAGAATCGAGTGTATCACATAACAAACGAATTTCATCTGTGGAACCACGGGTTACCACAATAGAAAGAAGAGTCGCGTTCATAAACAAACAAACGCCTATCATTCATGAAACAAAAGCAGTCGTTCCAATTATACACTCCAATGAAAACAGAATTGGTGTCATTGAAAAGAAAATAACAAAATTGTGTGATATAGATCCAATAAAAGAAGAACTCACTAAATTTAAATACGTGTATTCCGAACTTACGAGAATAGACCCAATTGAGACTCGTGTGGAACAATGTGAAAACACACTCGAAGGTGTATCCGATCTCCCAGAATTGCGAACTCGTTTGTCTACATTAGAATCCGCACCACTCGAAGGAGACGGCGCACTCATCTCAAATATTTCACTTTCACACGTGCTTTCGTGTTGTAACGAAACCAAGACTTCTATAAAAACCCATGGAAGTGTCACAGCGCATGGATTTCATGTGGAAAGTGATCCAATCCGCACATCGAGACTAGGTGAGATAAAGTCACTCACAATGGATTCTTTTGCCGAAATAAATGCGTATACTAAATCAAATAATGGTACGACTGCGGGTAATACGGGTGGTATTGTTTTTAAAACCAGGGATACCGATGGTAAAATGACCCCGCGTGCGACCATAGATGGTAATGGAAAATTAGCCGTGGGAACAAATAAAGGTCATCCTTCTGCGATAGCTACATTTGAATCGAATACATGCGGGTTTCTTCCACCTCGAATGAAAACATCTGCACTAAAAGACATAAAGAACCCTGCGATAGGTCTCATGGTATATGATACAGAAAAAGATGCGTTGTGTGTATACAAAAAATCTGGGTGGACCGTTGTATGTTAAATTAAAATGACCTCTAATATAAATGGTGAAAAACCTTAGCACTATCGATAGATCCGAGAGGGTCAGGATAGGTAAGCATGTTCCAAACGAACAAGCTGTAAACACCATAATAATTAATGCATCGTCGAATGTGATAGAGGCGTCACAGGAAGGATTTTACCTGGCGCCAATCCGTGTAAACGAGGCCATGAATTCCAATGCAATGTGTTATGATATTACAACTAATGAAGTCGTGGATAGTGGGAAGGCATTGACTTTTCAGGGATTATCTGAAGTGGGTAACTCGACCACAGAAACTATACAATTTACGAATGATACAACGAGCTTTGTTACCACGTCTAATGTCGGTATAGCCAATACAAATCCACAACACGAACTTTCTGTTGGTGGCGACGTATATGTAGAAGGGAACCTCACCGTAGTTGGAGAAACAACCGCAATTTCAAGTGAGAATCTTCGCGTAAAGGATGCGATTGTCGAATTGGGTGAAAATAACACAGATGGTGATTTTGTATTTGATTTGGGTCTCATCATGACTAGACCAGGTTCAAACGTCACAGCGTCTTACATAGAATCCAGTAATGAATATATCATAGGCTACACACAAAACTCAGCCTCAGACACGTACATCACACCCGATGCGTCCAATCTCATTCAAATGCGCGTGTACGGCGACGTAACTGCGAATAGCTTCATAGGAGATGGTTCATTCTTATCAAATGTTATCCAAGATACCGATCTTGAAGCGAATTTGACGGTTATAAGGGATGAAATGGCCGCGAATACACTCACACTCCGGGATGATATCCAATCCAATGCAAATGTTTTGAGGGGTGAAATGGCCGCAAATACATTGACTCTTCGAGATGATATCCAATCCAATGCAAATGTTTTGAGGGGTGAAATGGCTGCGAATACGGTGACTCTTCGGAACGACATTCAATCCAACGCAAATGTTTTGAGAGGTGAAATGGCCGCGAATACGGTGACTCTTCGGGCTGACATTCAATCCAATGCAAATGTTTTGAGAGGTGAAATGGCCGCGAATACAGTGACTCTTCGGGCTGACATCCAATCCAATGCAAATGTTTTGAGAGGTGAAATGGCTGCGAATACGGTGACTCTTCGGAACGACATTCAATCCAATGCAAATGTTTTGAGAGGTGAAATGGCTGCGAACACGGTGACACTCAGATCCGACTTACAGTCGAACATTACGATTAGCCAAAATACCATGAGAAGTGAAATGGCCGCAAACACAGTCGCACTCCGAGCCGATTTGCAGTCGAATGCGACCACTTTGAGAGGCGAAATGGCCGCAAACACCGTGACGTTACGAAACGAAATTGCGCTTAAATCAAACATCAATAACCCAGTGTTTACTGGAATAATTACAGGTGATGGTGGCGCTATATCGAATATTTCACTTCAACACGTGACCGAATACGGCAATTCTACCGACCAGACGATAACCATGTCTAATGCGCTTTCACTCATCACATCTGGAAATGTGGGCATAAACACGCCCACACCACAAAAGATGCTCCACGTTGCGGGTGAAATCCTCGCTGATGATGATATCACGGGCGTTGATTTCTTCGGAGACGACGCGACGTTTACGGGTGGTCTCACTGTTTCTGGAGACTCGCTCTTTTATGGAAACTTGGAAGTTCGTGGAAACACGACCTATTTGTCCACTCAAAACTTACTAGTGGAAGATCCAAT